CTTGTGTCATAGTTATTCTCCTTTCTCGTAGTACCATGCGTTAGGATCGTCAGGTAATACGCATGGCTTCCAGTGGTTAGGGTTACCCTCATCACCTATGACTGGCCGGAAGTCAAACATTTGTTTCAACGCATAGGCCTTGTCCCGTGCGTCACTGAGTTGTGACAGTCGAACATCCATCATCTCCATTGTGTCATCTACCAGTGCATCAATGGTGTTGTATACTTCCAAGAGTATTGCTACTTCGTCACGGGTCAGTTCTGTTTTTACTGTCTTATTCATTGTATTACCTCATTAATTATCTGTTCAATCGCTTCACTCAGATTCAAGCCTGTACTAGCTTGACGCTCCTTCGCTTTTGCGAGTGCGCTAGGTCTGAGATAAATACGGATCTGTTGTTTGTGTTGCTCTGGCATTGTCATAAGCCTAGCTCCTCTTTTACTTTGACCAGCAACGTGGCACGATCAAGGTAGTACTGCATCAGGATAACGTCAGAATAATCAATCTCACCCCACCCTGTACTCTCTATGTCATTCTCAATCATTTCCTTGAGAGTCAACAGTTCATTTCCGTTTAGTTCTAAGTTAGTCATTGTTTTCTCTCCTTAATTTCCACTTAGTGTTCTTTGACTGGATACCGCTCAAGAGAGATTTGAATCTGCTCTGGTGTGAGGTACTCTTTTAGGTTGTCTAGGATCTTAACGGCGTTGTCAGAAGCCCCTTTGTTTGGGCATTCGATTGCTAGTCTTAATATTAGGTTGAATGCTTTCTGCTTTTGCATTACGCCATCTCCTCTATGGGTTTAATCTTAGCTGTTACATGATGCATGTCATTGTAGCGTTTCAACAGGGACTCCAAGCGCTTCAGTGATGTGACACGGTACTCACAAAACATAAAGCCTTGGCTATCCCATACTTGTATAGTTGTACAAGTGTCATCCCTACCCAGCAAAGTGACGCACCCGGCGTGAGCCTAGCTTGTTGAGTGTCTTCTCAAGGTACACGCTGCGCTTGCCAATGTGAAAGGCTGTCATGCAAGAGCCACGCTGTACACCGTAGCGCTTCTTAGACTGACGCTTACGGGTCAGGCCTTTGAAGCCTACAAGATTAAAGCGGAAGCCACGAGTGCCATCGTTGAGAGGTTTGGTTGCGATACATACGAACATTATTTAGTCTCCAGTTGGTTACGAATTTCTGATAGTAAGGATAGTAGTTCCTTGTTGTTCTTCATCTTAGTGTCAGGCAAGATCTTCTCACACATAGATAGGATCTTCAAGTTGAGTGCATTAGTCATAGCATTATAATCCTAGTTGTTGCAATAGGTCAGCGTCTTCTTGAGTAAAGGTTTCAGTATCTACCTTGGTGTAGTTACTATCCCAGTACTGTTCTTTATACAAGGGGTCAGCCCAGGTCAAGGTCAACCCATAGGTAGCCTCGCTGATGTAGCTGTCGCCTAGCTCGAAGGAACCATAGGTCATGTCAGTCTTAACTGCAACGAACCAACGTGCATACTTGTTAGTCTTCTCCTTGTCGGGGCGCTGGTATGTCTTGAGTAAGCGCATCTCTGTCTCACCGAAGGGGCCATACCCTTTGAATACAGCGTATGGTTTATCTTGTGGGCGGGATTTACCTAGCAGGTTCTTAGTCGCAGTCATTGTCTTTACCTCCATCAATTACAATTAGCTTAGCCTTGGGACGCTTGGTAGGCCGTAGTAAGTCTAACCTATAAGCATAGAATGTTTCGTAGTCAACCTCATCAAGTCTTACCTTCGGACGATCCGAGACTAGATCGAACCAAGCCATAGGGTAGGTGCTCTCAAGTATACCTAGCATGAGGTTGCCACTATACTCAGAGGTGGTGGCAGTAATCAAGTGCCACTCACCGTTCACGTTCTCGCATAGATAGCGAGTGTCTTCGTCTACTACATCTGTCATCATAGTAAAGCCCTCATAGTTGTGCCTTCATTAGAGTTAGTTGATAGCACAGCTACATGAGCTGTGTCAACAGTGTCTTCAGTGTGCTTATTTACAAAGCTACTATACTTGTATGGGTTGTAGGTTACATCGGTGTATAGTTCCGGTGCATGTGATATATCTTCATAGCCCATAAGCTCACCCCTAACGAAAGCGTGTACATTCTTTTTACGTTCACGCAGTACACGTTCACGCCCAGCCTTACGCACTACAAACTTAGGGTCAAGGATTGTGATGTCATTGGTATGCTTGACCACACGTCCTGTCTTGCAGTCACGTACACTGAATGTCTTTTTATGTAGGTTGAAGTATACTTCTACTCGCATAGTTATTCTCCTTCTGCGGTTATCAAAGGCATATAGTAAGCATCAGTGTTAACGAACACATAGCCAGAAGTCAAGCCACCCATTCTCCACTTACCCTGCCAGCCTAGCTTGTTAAGCAATAGCTGCGCTGCATGTGTGTGGTTACCTTCTACGTTCAAGCTGTGGTCCCACCCTACAGTGTAGGTTGAACCCTTATGACCGCTTGATGTCATAGCTTTGATGCGTGAACCAAGCGTAGCTGTTGGGCCTAGGTATTTCGTGATGATAGTTTGCATAGTTACTCTCCCATAATTACTGCTGCTACATGATACTTAGAGACAGCATCACCAGTAGTCAACGACTTATTCATGCCACCCTTCTCAGCTACATAGTTACACCATGTATTCCACCAGTACTCTGAACCCTGGCGGCGGCATAGCTTAACATACTTGCGGATCTTAGAGCGGCGTAGCTCAGGCTTGACCTTCTTGTTCAAGAGTAGGGCAGTCTCAGATAAGCCTAGCATACGGATGTTGTGCCTATCTAGGCAAGCCACCTCAAAGCCACACATCTGTGCAATGAAGCCAGCCTTCACCATACCTATCGAAGGGATAGACACGAAGAGATCCACTGCCTCTTGCGCACCATCAATAGTGTCCTTGCCATGTAGCTCAGCTATGGCGTTGATCTCTTCATGTAAGCGCTGGGCGTTAGCCTTAGCGTACTCTATGCCCAGCGCCTTGGTACTGGACACCCATTTAGATTGCACACCCTCAGCCTTGATGGACACACGCATTTGTATGACACGGGAGAGGGGCATATTAATGGTGCATAAAGTGAACTCGATAGCATCGTACAACCCATCAGGTGTAGACATAGCGTGGTGTGTGATTGTTGTGCAGTCACGTTGATACATTGTGAAGTCTCCTATAAGATTTAGTCACGGACGATCCGAGAGTAGAGTTTCAGCATTTATGTTTGCCTTGATGATAGCATCCATGTCTTCGATAGCTTTGTCAATCTCATTTCTTTTGTACTTAACGCCGCTGATCTCACCAGCCTTAGCCATCAGCTTAGTCTTAGTCAGGTGACGTGCAGGCTTGAGACCTATACGCACCATCTTAAGCGCAGCCTTAACGAAGATCGCCTGTACTTCAGGGCGTCCAGGATTTTGAATAACGTATGCCATGTCTTTATTCCTCCATCAATACTCGTTTAACATCTGCCCTGTTACGTCCAGATAGGGCGCAGATCTCATGCAGTGTAGCGTTTAGGTGAGTGTCAAAGTATTCACGCACCATATCATCAGTCCATATTAGCATGTTCTTACACCTTTATATCTTTCCAAGTAAAGCCATCCTGTAATGACTTGCCATTACTCTCCCAGCCATGCCCCTTCTCTTTACAGAGGGCAGCCATAACACCAAAGTGCATGACATTCTCAGGCTCGTATTTACCTATAGGCAATTCATCAGTGCGGTATCTGAAATGCGCACCATCATAATCCGTGAATGAAATTGTCCATATGTATTTGCTTGATGCGTTGCACCTTACATTTAACTTGCACCAGTTAGGCGGCGAGTAAGCATCGCCATCATCCGTCACTATAGTGGTGACTGTTATGCCTAGCTCAGACACTGTGTGTTTAGCGTTAATGGATGCCATGTGTTTATTCCTTTCTATGTTTAGTCTCGGACGATCCGAGGGTAGAAACTGAAACGTTGTCAATCTCTTGCGTATATATAGAAGACCCCATAGCAGAATGATTGTCAACACCCCATTTTGAGGAGCTAAACCATTGCGATGCGTGATACCATAGGTATTTATCTGGGCGCATCCTCATGCGTTTGCGCTTGGACATATACCTCATAGCAAGCCTGCCCCTACAGCATAGCCTATGAAGTATCCCATGCCTATCAGGCATAGCACGTTAAGCGTCATAGTGATTTTGAATAGCAGGTTATAGCGTTGTTCTCTTTTGCGTGTCATTGCGTTGTTTCTTTCTAGGTTTAGTCTCGGACTGTCCGAGGGTAGATACTGAAAAGCAAAAAGGCTCCCCGAAGGGAGCCCCTGCCCTGCCCCGCTTAGGCCGAGGCCTTCGCTGCAGCGTTGAAAGCCTTGCGGAATGCGGCAACCGAGATCCCGGCCTCAGCAAGCTGCTGCATTACAGCCTGGGCCATTGCCTCAGGTGTCACTTGCTCAGGCTGTGCCTCTGCAGGCTTGCCCTTGCCCTTGGATGTATTGCCAGCGGCGCTTGCTTTCTTGACCCGCTTCCGAACAGCTGATGCTCCAAGGGAGTTAAGCTCACCGTTCTTGTTTAGCTTTGCTACTTTGTCCCAATTGGCGGCAACGAACATGGCGTCATTACGATCTTGCATGGAGCGCTTCCCTAAGGGAGTGGCTTTGATAGCAGCACCGAATTGCTTGTCTGATTTGTACACACTGCGGAGTGTGAGCAGCCATTCGCCTATGTCACGGGTTTGCAAGAGCACAAGCTCGGCTGTGTCATCACGCTTGTCGAACATGTGAGCTACATGATCACAGGCTTGGCTGAATGTGTGTGTCTGACCGTTGAATGTGACCGTTGCGTCAATGTGTGTTTTTGCGATTGCGTTTGTCATTTGGTAGTCCTTTCGGGTTGTGGCTTGATTGCCGGTTGATGGATTTAAGATGACCGATAACGCCGAGACTGTCAAACACTTTTTTTACCCTTTAGGGTAGATCTTAGTCTCGGACGGTCCGAGGGTACAAATCAGGTCAAAACGAATCACTTGGAGGGAGTAGAACGAATTAGCAACACCGCCTCGTGTATGCCTAGGTGATGCGCCTGAGTGGCTGCATGACGTGGCTGTCCGATCGTCAGGCCTGGGAACGTGCAGCGTCCGGGTGAGGGTGGGGGGTGTGCTTGTGTGCAATCGCTGCAGGGGGGTATGGGTGTTACATGCATGAATGCCTGCATTGCGTCCTGATCCCTGTAACCCCGTGAAAACATGGCATTTTCCCCTGTGTGTCATCACCAATGTCTATAAAAAGCATTACATTCCAATGGCATAGCCTCCCATCATGCCTGCAAATACGCCTGCCCCCGCCTGAGTAGGGGGGCGCATGGGCCACCCCACCCCTATACGATACGTATATATGTACTCTGCAACACACGGGGATTTTGAAACGCCCTATATGTAGCCCTCCACACACAACTCCTGTCGTATACCTCTCTAATTAAACTTGTTATAATGTAACACTAGTACAGTAGAGCTAATAGTGTGCTTTTTGTGCAACACTTCTAAACTATTTTAGTCTTGCTACAGATTTAATGGCTTGACAAGCACCCCCTTTTAATGCATAACTGTGGGGGTAAGGGGGGCTTAGTTAAACTATTAAGTAATAAAACTTAGATATAGTATAACTATAGTAGTTTAAACTTAAGAAAGTAGCTTGACACAATAGTTAAACTATACTATCATTACTTAATAAGTAGTTTAAACTTAGATATAGTTAAACTACCTTATATCTTAACTACATATAAAAGTAATATATGGTAGTTAGAACTTAATAGTTATACTATAACACTTATAACTATTAATACTTGTAGTAATAAAGTACTTGACACCCATGCAAAAAAGAGTAAAACTATATGCATCAGAAGATGTATTAACTGAGTTCTATCTAGCTTTAGCTGATAATGACTCCCGTAGATTACGTCAAGTACACATTCCTAAGTCTGACGTATTCTATGTCCGTACTGCTATTCATAACGATACAGGTGTGTGGTACACACTTGACCACGTAGAACGAGCGATGTACTTAGAGGGTCACTTAAGTCGGAATGAAGTGTTAGACCCTGAGCGAGAGCGAGAGTACGGATGAGTAAGACTGTGTTAGACGATTGGAAGGTACTACCTCGGCTTATGATGTTAGCCGTTACTGTGCTTACGTATCAAGCAGTACATTGGTTTATGTCACTGCCAGATCCAAGCGTTGCTCAGTCAGGACTTGTATCGGTATGCATGGGAGCCTTAACTGGTTGTTTCGGTATCTGGATGGGCAAAGAGTCTAAGACTACCGTAACACCAACACGTGTAGTACACGAAGAGAGTTATAACAAATGATAGGTCAGATTATAGGTGCTGTAGGCGGCTTAGCTTCTTCTTACCTTGATGGTAAGGTAGCCGTACAGAAAGCCAACGCAGAGATCCGTGTTAAGCAAGCCACAGGTGAGCTTGACTGGGACATTGCTGCAATGAATGGCACTCAGAATAGCTGGAAGGATGAGTGGATTACTTTACTATTTAGTATCCCTCTTATCCTTGCATTCTGTGGTGACTGGGGTAACGAGATCGTACAGGCTGGCTTTACTGCCTTAGAGACTATGCCTACGTGGTATCAGTACTCATTAGGTGGTATCGTAAGTGCTAGCATTGGTATGCGTTCCGTATCTAAGTTCTTTACAGGGAAGAAGTAATGGCGTTTAAACTATCTAACCGTAGCCTAGCTAAGATGGAAGGCGTAGATGAAAGCCTTGTGTCTGTAGTTAAACGTGCTATTGAACTAACTAAGGTAGACTTCGGAGTTATCTATGGTCTACGTACAGTAGAAGAGCAAGAGAAGCTTGTAGCTGCAGGTAAGTCCCAGACTATGAAGTCTAAGCACTTAGAGGGACGTGCAGTAGACCTTATGGCTTATGTAGATGGTAAGGGCGTATGGGAGTTGAATGTATACGATGACCTCTGTGATGCAATGAAAGAGGCAGCTAAGGAGCTTGGTGTAGCTATCAAGTGGGGTGCAGCTTGGTCAGAGGGTGACATCCGTAGTTACCCTGGTACAGCTGAAGACGCTATGATGGCTTATGTAGATTTACGCCGTAGTCAAGGGCGCAGACCCTTTATTGATGGCCCTCATTTTGAGTTGATGTGATATGGCTACAACTAAAGATGTAGAACGTTTACCTAGTGGTAAGTTGAAGTACCGGGGTGAGACGTACCCAGGTTACAACAAACCTAAGAAGACTCCTGGTGGATCTAAGAAGAGTGCTGTCTTAGCTAAGAAGGGTGACCAAGTAAAGGTTGTACGCTTTGGTGATCCGAACATGTCTATCAAGAAGGATAACCCAGAGCGGCGTAAGAACTTCAGAGCTAGACACAGTTGTGATACAGCTACAGATAAGTTCACTGCACGTTACTGGTCATGTAAGGCTTGGTAATGTGTGGGTAGCTATTATACTGGCTTGTACTAATCAGATGGCTACGTCTTGCCAGGTATTCGCTAACAAAAAAGAGATGTTCTACGGTGAGACTGCGTGTAACGCTGATGCAACCAAGATGGCTGAATACTTAGTAAGCCAAGGTGTATTTGCAGTACCTCTGTGTTTTGAAATAGGAGAGTCAGCGTAATGGCTAAGACTAAATCAACAGTTAATGCAGCAGGTAACTACACTAAGCCTACGATGCGTAAGAACCTTGTAGCTAAAGTGAAGGCTGGCGGTAAGGGCGGTAAGCCTGGGCAGTGGTCAGCACGTAAAGCTCAGATGGTAGCTAAGCAATACAAAGCTAAGGGTGGAGGCTACAAGTCGTAATGAAAGCACCTCAGAAATCACTTAAGAAGTGGGGAGATGAGAAGTGGGGTACTAAGTCAGGTAAGCCCTCTACTCAAGGTAAGAAAGCTACAGGTGAGCGTTACCTCCCTAAGAAAGCTAGAGATGCTTTATCTCCTGCAGAGTACGCAGCTACAAGTGCAGCTAAACGTAAGGGTACTAAGCAAGGCAAGCAGTTTGTAGCCCAGCCTAAGAATATTGCTAAGAAGACAGCTAAGTATAGGAAGTAGTACTATGATGATGAGTTTGATGTTAGGGGAGCCACCTGAGGTAGACCCTAAGAACCGTGACCGTGCAGAGAAGTACTGGATGTATGGTGCTACTGCAGAAGAGCTAGGTAAAGCTTGGAATAAGGACGCAGACATTGCAGCCCTTAAGACTTGTGGTAACTGTGAGTACTTCGACAACCGTGCTCGTACTTTGAAAGCGTTGAACATTGAGTCAGGCTTGGGTGCTTGTACTAAGTTTGAGTTTGTGTGTAGCCAAGAGAAAGCCTGCCAAGGGTGGGACTGTAAAGACATTGATATGATAACGGAAGAGGATTAAGACTATGATGAACAAAGGCATGAAAGCTCTTAAGAAAGAAGCACCTGAAGTAGCTAAGAAGATGGGCTATATGAAGGGTGGTATGACTAAGAAGATGGGTTACAACAAAGGCGGCTCAGTACCTTGTGGTGCTTCTATGGCTGCTGAACGTCCAATGAAGAATATGAAGTAATGAAGTATTATCATAAATATAAAGAAGCACTGGAAGCTAAGGGCTACCGTGTAGATGAGCATGGCTACGTGTGGGACTCAATGGGTAACCAGTCTGCTGGTGAAGACAACTACGGTAACGTACAGAGTAAGGACGTTAACGTTAATACTATCTGCCAGGAAGCAGACCTTGCAAGCCCAGCGCCTGTTAAAAAGACTCCTGCTAAGAAGGTAACTAAAAAGGTAGAGGCTAAAGATGAGGATCTGGAAGTGGTACGAGCACGTGATGAAAATGGACATTTCATTGCTGACAACCCCGATACTCCTGATGTGAATGAAGCTTGGGTAGTAAAGACAGTTAAGAAGGCTGCTAAAAAGAAATGAGCTTACTCAATCAGGGCAAACCAGCACGTATGCGTTCTGTGTATGGTCACAACAGTGGCACTGCTACAGAGGTTGTATATACATGCCCTGCTAACTGTGTAGCTGAGGTTACGTTTATCCATGTAGTCAACGGTGGTGGTAGTACAAACTCTGTAGATGTAGAATGGTATGTAGCAGCTGATAACTACACGTCTCACTTTCTTTCAGGTAAGAGTTTAAATGCAGGTGATTACGTTACTTTCTCCGACATTGACCTAGTACTACAGCCGGGTGACAAGATACAAAACGTACCTACTTCCGCTGGTCATATTGACACTATCCTTACTGTAACTGAGACGTTTGTACCTGTTGGCTAACACATAGCGGGTATTCCAATATAGCAGTTCTAAACCTTACTGTTTTGTAGTATAACTGTACATGCCAAGAACGGCATAACACAGGAGACTACATAATGTACTTAACATACGACTACCCAAGCCAGTTTAAAACTACAGTAATTGCTACAACCAAACGCACTCTTAAAGCTGTAGCTAAGTTTTTATCTGATATAGGTGCATCTATTGCAAGAGCACAGCAGATGAGAGCAGACTATTACTTACTGAATAACATGAGTGACAAACAGCTTAAAGATATTGGTGTTACCCGTGGTGAGATCAAGCAACGGTTCTACGGAACAGACAGTGAAACATAAGAAAGTAGTGTAATGGCACGACAACTTACAGAGAATCAAGTTAAGTTCTTAGAGGTACTCTTCGATGAGGCTGGCGGTGACGTAGTGAAAGCTAAGAAGCTTGCTGGCTACAGCGATAACACGCCTACGAGGCTTATCATTGATTCTCTTAAGGATGAGATCTTCGAGGGTACTAAGACGTACATGGCACGTATTGGACCTAAGGCAGCTGTAGCGTTTGGTCAGGCTCTTATTGACCCTACAGAGCTAGGTGTAAAAGAGAAGATGGCTGCAGCCAAAGAAGTACTTGATCGTGCAGGTATTGTAAAGACGGAGCGTGTGGAGGTACAAGCCTCAGGTGGTTTGTTTATCCTCCCACCTAAAGAGCAAGATGATACGAGTAACTAAGACTAAAGAACGTGAGAGCATAGGCTACTGGATGTTGCCTAAGCCTGACTTTAAAGTAAAGAGATGGGAGAGAATCCCACGATTATCGCCTCAAGTACCATTTGGTTACGAGATAGACCCGGATGATGAGGACTGGCTTAAACCTATTACTAAAGAATTAGAGCTTTTAGTACTTGCAAAGAAGCATCTAAAGCAGTATAGTTACAGGGAAGTCAGTGCTTGGCTATCAACACAGTCAGGCAGGTATATCTCACACATGGGGTTGAAAAAGCGTATAGATGTCGAAAGAAAACGTAAGTCACTTGCTGCAATTAAACGCAAGCTTGCCCAGCGGCTCGAAAAAGCGCTCAGGCAGTACGAGATCCTCGAAAAAGAAAGACTCGGTTACTACACCTACGAAGAAGACGAACAAGACAGCAGTACCCGCCCAAGTTAAACCTGCAGAGTTTGACCCTATTGCTGCTCAAGAGGTGGTCTTTCAGCCTAACCCTGGGCCTCAGACACAATATCTAGCCTCTGCAGAGCGTGAGGTACTATATGGAGGCGCAGCTGGTGGAGGTAAATCGTATGCCACACTAGCAGATCCGCTACGTGACTTGAATAACCCAGACTTTAGTGGCCTACTTGTACGTCACACTACAGAAGAACTTAGGGAACTCATACAGAAGAGCCAAGATCTGTACCCTAAAGCAATACCCGGTATAAAGTGGTCTGAACGCAAATCTCAGTGGACCACACCCCGAGGAGGGCGTCTTTGGATGTCCTACCTCGACAAAGACACAGACGTTATGCGCTACCAAGGGCAGGCGTTTAACTACGTAGCCTTCGATGAGCTTACGCAATGGCAGTCACCCTATGGGTGGAACTACATGCGGTCTCGATTACGTAGTAGTTCCAAGGAGTTAGGCCTCTATATGAGGGCTACAACCAACCCTGGTGGTCCAGGCCACTCTTGGGTCAAGAAAATGTTTATTGATCCTGCCCCGTCTAACACGCCTTTCTGGGCTACAGACATTGAGACAGGTGAAACGCTTACCTACCCTAAGGGTCACAGTAGAGAAGGTGATCCACTGTTTAAACGTAGGTTTATACCTGCAAGCCTATTCGATAACCCTCACCTAGCTGAGAGTGGCGACTATGAAGCGATGCTTCTGTCTCTACCTGAGCATCAAAGGAAGCAACTACTTGAGGGTAACTGGGATGTCAACGAAGGTGCAGCCTTCCCTGAGTTCAACAGGAACATACACGTAGTTGAACCCTTTGATATACCAGACTCTTGGACTAAGTTCAGGGCGTGTGACTACGGGTATGGCTCCTTTACGGGGGTTGTGTGGTTAGCAGTAACACCTTCAGAGCAACTCATAGTTTATAGAGAGTTGTACTGCTCTAAGGTTACAGCTACAGACTTAGCTGATATGATCTTAGAAGCTGAAGCTAGGGATGGTACTATACGCTACGGGGTGCTTGACTCCTCACTATGGCATAACCGTGGTGATACTGGTCCTTCACTAGCTGAGCAGATGAACATGAAGGGATGTCGCTGGCGTCCTTCAGATAGATCAAAAGGCTCACGTATATCTGGTAAGAACGAACTACACCGCAGACTACAGGTAGATGAATACACAGAGGAACCTAGGTTAGTATTCTTTTCTACGTGTACCAACACAATAGCACAACTACCGTCTATCCCACTGGACAAAAGAAACCCAGAAGATGTAGATACTAATGCAGAAGACCACTTGTATGATGCGTTACGTTATGGTATAATGACAAGACCACGTAGTTCTCTATGGGATTACAATCCAGCTAAAGATCAACGTTCTGGATTTCAAGCTTCAGACTCAACATTCGGGTATTAAAATATGGCAGACATTGAAGACGTAAACTTCGACACAGATGAAGTAGTAGCAGCTGAAAACGGCAGCGATAAACTCTTTGAGTCTGTTAATAGCGTAGTTAGCTTCGTTAAGGATCGCTTCGGACGTGCAGAGGATGCTCGACTTGTAGATGAAGAGCGTTGGTTACGTGCTTATCGTAACTACCGTGGGCTTTACAGTTCAGACGTACAGTTCACTGACACAGAGAAGTCACGTGTATTTGTTAAGGTAACTAAGACTAAAACACTTGCAGCCTACGGACAGATCGTAGACGTACTCTTCGGTAACAACAAGTTCCCTCTTGCAGTAGACCCTACTGTACTACCAGACGGTGTAGCTGAAGCTGTACATATTAACGTAGATCCTAATGCCGATAAGTCTGGTGAAGGTGGAAGGGCTGTCACAGAGAACGTAGCAGCCCCTACAGCGCTGTTAGGCGATGACGGTAAGCTACTACCCGGAGAAACGATCATTGATCTACAGGAGCGCTTAGCGGGTCTCAAGACTAAGTTGTCTCCTGTTAGCGATAAGATCATCGAAGGTGACGGTACTACTCCTACTACAGTGTCATTCCATCCTGCGATGGTAGCAGCTAAGAAGATGGAGAAGAAGATCCACGATCAGCTTAATGAGAGTGGTGCATCCAAGCATCTGCGCTCAATGGCTTTCGAGATGGCGTTGCTTGGTACAGGCGTAATGAAGGGTCCATTCGCTGTAGATAAAGAGTACCCTAGCTGGGGTGAAGACGGTGAGTACTCCCCTCTCGTTAAGACTGTCCCTGAGTGTAACCACGTATCTGTATGGAACTTCTACCCTGACCCTGAGTCTACCTCAATGGATGACGCAGAGTA